ATATTCGGCTGGAAACACAACAGAAGGAGCTCAAAAAAGCACTTTTATTGGATATAACACAGAAGGTAGTGGAGCAAATGTAAACAATGAAACTGTGATAGGTGCTGATGCTGTAGGGCAAGGAGCAAATTCAGTAACGCTTGGTAATGCAGATGTAACTGCTGTTTATATGGCTCAAGATAGTGGTGCTACAATGTACGCTGGTGGTCTGTCTGTAGATAATGGCACAGGAACTATAAATAGAGGTAATAGCACAGGAGATATATTTGAAGCGAGAGGATTAAATGCTTCTCAAATGAAAATAACTACAAGTGCTTTTACTGTAACTCCAAATGCTACATTTACAGGCTCAATAGCTAAAGGCTCTGGTTCTTTTAAAATAGACCATCCTTTAGAAGCCAAAAAAGATACTCATCATTTAGTTCATAGTTTTGTTGAAGCTCCACAAGCAGATAATATATATAGAGGTAAAGCTAATCTTTCAAGTGGTTCTATTGAAATAAATCTCGATACAGTTTCTGGAATGTCAGAAGGTACATTTGTTTTGTTAAATACAGATATACAATGTTTTACATCTAATGAATCCGATTGGGATGCTGTGAAAGGTTCTGTAAGTGGAAATATATTAACTATTAGTTGTCAAAATACAGATTCAACTGCGGATGTTTCTTGGTTAGTTATAGGCGAAAGACAGGATGACCACATTAAAGAAACTGATTGGACAGATGAAAACGGAAAAGTAATAGTTGAACCAGAAAAACCAGAAGAATAATTAACAAACAAGGAGTCAAAAATGGCTAAAAAACAAAAAGAACAGAAGCCAGTCTTGACCTTAGATGATAAAGAATATATCATTGAGGATATGACTGATGAGCAAAAAGTAATGGTAAATCATCTTAATGATATACAGAACAAGCAAAGAACAAATCAATTTGTAGCTGAACAATTAGCAGTTGGGTACAATGCATTTGTCAATATGCTTAAAGAGTCTTTATCTAAAGAAGAGGAATCAGAGGACAAGTAAATGCTGATAAGGAAAAGTTCTAAGGGTCACGACCTAAAGTTGTATAGAAATACAACTCCCGGTGCGACTCGTACAAAGAAATATCCAGACGGTACAACAGAGACCCTTACTTATCCTTCTAGGTATAGTTATTTTTTAGTTTACAATGGAGAAGTTATAAAGAGAAGTAATAGTTGGGATACAATAGAAGAAGCTTATGTTGATAAATGCGATGATGAGCATGGTGGTGGCAGTGGAAGAATGATAATAGGTAAGCATGAGCTTGTAAATAACGTGATACAAAACAAATGAAAAATCCTTTAGCAACACTGGTATCATGGCAATATAACACTGGGCAGTTAGATGGCTGGACAGCATATCATTTAGCGGCTGGTGCTTTTTTATGTAAAATATTTCAATGGTTAAGTTGGTCAGATTTTTGGTGTGTAATGGGTGTGTTTATCATAGGCGTTCTGTGGGAGGTATTTGAATGGGTTATTGAAGGCGATGAGGAAACATACGGAACCAAAAAAGCGTGGGCATATAACACTATGGCTGATATAATTGTAGAAACTGGTATAGCTTGGTGGATGGTGCTATGAACAAAACAATTAAAACATTAAAGAACGGAGACTTTGAAGTTGTACATACGAGTTATAACATTCCTGTTAGTTATGTTAGCAATCCACAGTTGCACAAGTCAGGGGTGGATAGTGGCAAACGTGCCAATAGGAGAGGAGGAAAAATTTACAAATACAGTGTTTATAGAGATTGTTGATGCTGACTCTATTACACATTGGTATCATGGTCGTGTGTCTGATCATACTAATTGGTGCTACTTACATAATGATTGGGAAAAAGTCGAGGTAAAGTGAGTGCAAAGCCAGATACCGCTAGAAGTTATAGGACTACTATTCTTGACGATAACGCCATTGTTAGCATTAACCTTAAATGGTTGGGTCAGATTGCAGTCCTTATCGGAATGTTGGTTTATGGTTACTGGCAGATTGAAAGCCGTATTAGAAAGCTGGAAGATAAAGTTACTTATGCAGACGAACAAATTGGGAGCTTACTTGATAAGCACATCGTGGAAGAACGGGTTAAGAGAGAAGAGCTTGAACAGAAAGTAGCTTTCTACGAAAAAGAGTTTAACATCAACCCACTAAGTTGGGGCAAGAGAAAGAAGAAGTAATGGATTTTTTAGCAATATACGGTGAAGCAGGAATGATAGGAGTGGTTGGTGCTATGTTCGTATATTTAGTTATATCATTGTCAAACAAAAGTGCTAAACAGCAAGAACAATTAGAAAATTTGAAAGTAGAAAATAAGGGCCAGTCTGAAACATTAGAAAACATGGAAGGTATGATTATAAAGCTTATCAACAGATGGAATCAATCAGACGATAAACTAGATCGCAAGTTTGATGCTTTAACGAAAGAGATAAACGACTTAGACAACCAAGTATCTAGAATAGATGGTTCTCTAAGCAGAATAAATGGTAAACACTAATGGATAGTCTAAAGGTAACAGGATTAAGCACAAGCTTAGGTATTGTATACTGGACAGATTTATTGTCTGGTGTTCTTATGTGTATAATGTTTGCAGTGCAAATTTATTATTTGTATTTAAAAACCAAGAAAATAAAGGAAGATTAAATGGATATTAAGTCAATGTTAGTAAAGCTTGCCGAAGAGCAGGCAGATAAGATGCAGGAAGAAGCGTTAAAGCATTTAGCATCGGATGAGTTCACAAAAAATTTAGCTACAAAAATTAACGAGAAGGTAAATATACCTTGGATCAACGAAGAAAAAGAGCAGGAGCTTTTTGAGAAGTTGGTTGATGTAATGACAGATATGCTAGAAGGTGTATTTAAAGGTAAGTAATGCCTAAAAGGCTTTATAAGCTGAATGATTTTAGCGGTGGTTTAAATACAGTAAAAGATGTTGCTGACATAAACGATAATGAGGTATCGGTAGGGCAGAACCTTATGTTTAATGTATATGGTGGTATGCAACCAGCATATATTATGACAGACTCTACTAATAATAAAATAAGTGCCTATAACAATGGTGACATATCCACTGTTCAACCCGGATACGGTTTAGGGTATTTTGAAACAGACCATACAAGAGATTCGGTAACGGTTTCTCAGACTAGTTCAATTACAGGTGACGATGATAGTGAAGGGTCTGCAACTGGTTTTATAGCAAGAATTAACGGTGGTAGCTTAAGAGAGCTAGAATACAAATCAGGTGGAACACAGCAAAACCTAGCATCTTCTTTTCCAGTTGGTACTTTAGTTCACATGACTGCGACCTCTTTTCCTGCAAACGGTATTGACACAGCGGCTCAAGGTATTTATCGTGTTGTAAACACAAATGGTAATAATATAATTTTTGACAGAGCTATGCCTATATCTATTGAGACACCTCCTCAAGTTTTCTGGGGTGCTACTCTAAAAGGAGTGTCTTTAGGAGATCAAGTCATATTACTGGCAAATCCAACTAACCATAAAATTGATGTATTTTCAACAACTGCTAATGATTACAACGATGAAGAAATTACATTAAGAAGTTCTGCCATTTCAATTCCCTCAAAAGTTAAGTATTATAGAGTAGAAGATTCTATTAGGGCTTGTGATACGGCTGATAACAATGATTCTAAAATTAAATGGTATGGATGGATACAAAGAAGACACTTTAATGGTGCAACAAATTCAACTGATCCTAACTCATTTATGAAATACCACGATAAAGAAAATGATTTGGCCAAACCTACTGATGGAACAGTATCCTCAAGCTCTGGAACTTCTGGTGCATTAGCTAGCTACGAAAAAAATCAAGACAATGATTCTGCAACCGCTACCTCTTTGAGTGCCGGTTCTGGATTTAATCTTGCTGTTGCGACTGAAACAGATGTAGATGGATTTATAGAGGCGGCTGAATATGAATTTGCTCAAACATTTATATATGATGAAAATCAAGAGTCTCTACCTTCTGATTATTCAGCAACTCACACAGTAACCGATGCTAATAATTTAAAATCTTTATCTCTAAATATTTCTACAGTTGGCCCTTATGATGAAAGAATATCGGGTGGTAGAATATATATAAGAGAAAAAGGGACAGACTCTGAATATATAATGTTATTAGATATTCACCTTGGAAAAGGAGTTCGTACTAAGTTATCTGATGAGTATACAGCTTGGACAAACCCAAGTCAATCATTAACAGGCAACACAACAAGTGGCAGTGCTAATATTACGAACACATCTAACGATCTTGCTGTTCCGGGTATGTCCATATCAGGAGCAGGAATACCAGCCGGAGCCACTATATCATCTGCTAATAACAGTTCTAACGTTATAGTTATTTCTTCTAATGCTACTGCAACCGCATCTGGAGTATCTTTGACTCTTACTGGTAGTTTTTATTCTTGCCCTAGTAGAGTTGCAACTGAAAATTTTAGCGTGACTCAATTAGGCTTTATTACTTATGAAGTTATTAATGGTTTTAGCTCTAGCATATTTAGCAATGCTTTGGGTGATTCAGGGGAGCATTGGAAAGATGTGGTTGTGGCTAATAATAGAACTTTTGTTTGCAATGTTACAATGAAGGATGAGGATACGGGAAGCACAAAAGCTGAAGCAACCTTAAGGTCTTATCCCGATAGAATCATGTATTCTATGCCCAACAGATACGATACTTTTCCATCTGATAATTATATAGAAGCGGCTAAGGGCGATGCTGATGTCTATGTTGCTATAGAAGCTTATGCAGATAGATTGTTAGCTTATAAAAATAAAAGCCTAGATATTATAAACATATCAGGAGATGACCGTAATTGGTTCTTAGAAGACAGTAAAAAGTATCAGGGTGTGTTGCATCCAGAAGCAGTAAAAAGAACGCAATATGGTGTGCTATGGGCCAATAAACAGGGTCTATATCTGTATGATGGGTCATCAATTAGAAATTTGAAGGAAAACAAAATTAGTGATCTTGATTGGAGTACGCATGTAGGTTTTTTTACAGGTATTATTTATGACGAGCAAGAGTCTATGGCTTTTATAATAAAAAGTTTAGACAATGATGGTGATGCTTTTATGTGTGATTTAAAAAGGGGAAATTTTACACTTATAAAAGATTTTGTTTTGGATAGCAATGATGGCTTAACTAACTCTGTAGATACAGAAAGTAATCAAACATTAATAGGTCACGATTCTGGTGGGTCTACAGATATTTATCAACTTAATAGATCGGTGGCCGCAACAAGCAATGTTCGCTTTTTAACTAGAGCGATAGACTTTGGTAACCCCGCACAGGTAAAAAAGGTATATGCAGTTCACATCACTTACAAATCAGATGTTGCCTTAACGAATAAATTTTCATTGTTAGAAGAAGATAATTCAAGCAGTTCTCTAAGCGGAACAATCAATTCCAGTGCATCTAATTGGGCAAAGGTAAAACTTACCCCATCTTCTCCTGTTACCTGCAACAAGATATCCGTTCAGCTTGACACCTCCTCTACATCTGCAAAAGTATATATAAACGACATATCTATTGAATATAGAGTTCTTTACAGAAAAGGTGTATAGTGGACAGGGTAAGTCGTTTTTTAAGCAGTAAGAAACAGGACAAAATACGTGTAGTAAATTTTCAACCATCTGTACAATCTATGAGAGAAGGTGAAGAGGTTTTATTTTTTAACAAAAATGGTTCTCTATCTAGATATAGAAAAGAAAAAGGTTTACTCTGGCGTTCAGACATGAACCACAATGGAAATCAATCTATTGATAACGACTTAGATGTTGGTAATAAAATAAAAACAGGAATATTGGAATACAGAAACAAGTTTATAGATCATAGAATATTCATTCACAACTTTTCAGATAACATAGGAACAAATCTTACATTTTTGCCTTGGCAGGGCACTGGAGAACAGGCAAATATGAATAACGCTACAAGTGCTTTTTTAACTCCATACACTATGACTTGTCATAAAATACTGTTTAGGCCAGAATCTTTGGCTGGTGCTACTTCAGCCGACATTTCATTTACTATACACAGGCAAGATGATGGAGACACAAGTACAGATACAGTTGCTAGATTTACACATACTCCTGAGCTTGTTAGCAATACTTTACTAACTGTGAATGAGTCTGATTTTAATAATCCACCAACAGTAGAGGCTGGAGCTAAGGTTGGTATGAGCATTGCGGCTACCATTGATCCTGCTGGTGGAACAATAGATTATTATATTACATCAGTTTGGCGAGTAGAGGTGGAAATATGATAAAAACTTTATTAAATTCTAAGGAATTATACCATGATTGAACAT